GAAAGACGAGACACTTGTTCAGTGGTGTACGCTTTGCCCCAGTTGCCCATGAGTTTGCCGGAGGTGGGGGTAGGAATGTCAGTGTTGATAGCAACCATTGGTTACTCCTTATCAGTAAGAGTCAAATGAGTTCTGTCACTACACGCATAGTGAACAGAGAGATTAAGAAATTCTTCGAGCGGATCAGCAGATCCGTATCGTTTGATCATGCAGGCACGCACCTGCTCCATCATTAGGTCATGGCTTGTCCACTTGGAAGCATTAGCCATCAGGCCCTCCAACGCAATAGCGAACGAGTCAGCCATGTGTATCTTCAATTGCTTGTCGAAGAGTTCCTGAACAGGGTCAGGCATGTTGCACCTCTAACTTTCTGGCGTAGTTCTTAGCCCCTACGCCGTGGGCTATGATAGCAATATCCTTGGGCTGGCGAGGACGATTACTGAAATTACCAGCACAAAGTTGACAACGATCACATGTGGTACGTCTGCCCTTGGCTGCAAAGTATTCTTCTGAAGCAGGGCAGGACATCTCACCATCAGTCAGTGAGTCATCCGGGGTGAGGGTACGGAAGGTACGCCAGCCATCAGCCTTGGCCTCCCAATACTCATCCTCAGTATCCACCGATGCCATGAGGTAGCCAGCATAGCCAGCATTACAGTCACGCCACTGGTGGGTGTATCCAGTATGACCCATCCATGCAGGAGACATGAGGTCATGCAATACTCGCAGCGGTACGGCAGCAGGATCACCATAGGCACCGAGCCGGATGGATCTGTACCTGCTGTAATACTCACCGAAGTCAGCCGGTGATACCTGAGGATACTTGTTGTTCTGCCATGCACGCCAGATCTGCAAGGGTGCTTGACCTACGTTGACATAGCACGAACGCTTCTTGCCATTGATAGCACGATGGATGCACTTGCCGCAGATACTTTCATCAGCACCAGACATGACTGCATCCACGGGAGACATGTCTTGATGAAGTATCCAAGTCTGGATCATGTTGCCAGTCTTGCGGTTGGTTGTTTGGAGAGTGGCGATGAACACGATAGGGGCACCGTCAATGAGTGATGGCCCACGCCACAGTTCTAGTCCCCCTGTTTGGGGTAGTTGGTTGAGTCTGATGTTGCACCTCCAGACTTATGGGTTTGTTAGTTAGTCTTCATGGACATCGGATTCCATGTCATGACGCATGTTCTCCGTATGTTCTTCCTCAAGGTCACGGTGATACTTGATGGCCTTGTATATCTGCTCGTGCATTGTCCTCATGTCATAAGCCTGAAGGATGAAGTCATACCCCTCAGGATGTATCCTCTCTGCTCTTAGTTCAGCAGTAGATTTGTCACACTGACCGATGTGGGCGAACCCATGCTCGGCCTTGTATACATACCAATCGTTTCTAGGTAGAATCATTGTTTATCCTCACACTTGATGAACTTGAGATACCGCTGGATGCGGTCGAAGTGCTTGTCCTCGAACCGTTCGGCGATGGCCTTACGCTTTTTGAAGTCATCTCGCAACTTCCAGAAAGAGATGGGGCTTGTGCGAGGCTCGGTCCACGCCTGCTCCATTGCATCCTCGGCTCGGTCAGCAGCCAGCAACAAAAGTTGGTGGTGCTGGTACAGGTCTTGGTCAGTTCGCTTACTCACTTCAGCACCTCCTTTGGGAACTCAACCTTGTGGCCCCACTCCATCCACTCGACGAGTAGATTAGTGGAGTCTTTCTTGGATAGATCAAACGCCTGCTTGATGTACGGAGTAGCACCAAACATGTTGGTGACACCTGTATCTCTCAGGTTATTCAGGAAACGAAACACCGCTCGTTGCTGGCGGGTTAGTTCTTCTGGCTTCTTCACTTCAGTGCCTCCTCTTGGTTAAGGCGATCAGTTTGACGATGTATGAACGTGATGTGCCGCTGGAGACTTTCAAAGTGTTTGTCCTCAAACCGTTCGGCTATACGCTTACACTTATTGTACTCATCCCTCAGTTTGTGGAACTCGGTGATACCTGCACCCTTTCGCCAAGACGCATCCATCTCGGACCAAGCAACTTCAACATCCCACTTGAGGAGTTGATGCTTATGGTATAGGTCACGATTAGTTAGACATAATTGCTTGCTCACTTCAGTACCTCCTTATAAGGATCAAACAGAGTTGCCAAGAACGGGTGGGCTTTCACACCCTTGGCACAGTACACATCGAGGTTCTTCCTCTTCTTGCCCGTTGCCTTGTGACCATTGGGACCACCACAGTGCATACGCAGGAAGTCAAACACGGTAGGCTCTCGACCTAACCTACGCTTGGTGCAATATCCACCCAAGTTAGAGCGGACAACTTTCTCCGCATACTCAGGATTGAAACAGTCCTTGTACTCGCCACCAATGGAGGGCGTAAAGCGTAGGGCATCCAACCAATACGGTTCCCATATCTGGTACATGCCAATGGCTTTACCCCCATCACCTACGGCATCAGGGTTGTTGTTGGACTCCACGATACGCATGGCATACAACGCATGGTCGATAGCCGGAGCATCGTTGGGTGGTGCCACTGCGGTAATCACTGCGGCGATAGTTGTTGATAATAGAGACATAATGTCACCTCACTTTCAGTAATAGTCAGACAATCAATGGAGTTCCCAAGTACAGGTCAGGACCACCAACGCAACGGTGGACACACCACCGAGAATAACACACAACAAAAGTTCAAGATTGCTTTCAGTATGCCACCCCACTACACACATGTAGGCAGCGACACATGTAAGGAAGCACAGGAAAAGCCAACGAATGAGATTGATTGCATACTTCACGACATCACCCCACACATAATGAAGAATCCCTCAACGAATTCAGCCATTTTTTCTTGGGCAGATTTGAGGTTGCCAAACACCCCCATTACCTCATCAGTACGCTCATTGATGACCAGAAAGTCATCACCATCTTTTTCAATTTTATACATATTGCACCTCCAAGTGCATCGGCCACATGAGCCGAATAGAAACAGAAAAAGCCCACGCCACCTCTCGATGACATGGGCCTGTAATTGAACCCGGACGCACTGCCGGGAGTTAGATTGATTCAGTATTTACAATGTTTATACCAGTGCCTACCCCTTACTCTTTGACTCCACGCATGGTGGTCTAGAGATATCGGCGGCTCACGCATGGAGCGGTGTATTGTCTAGGCACACTTACTCCACCGAGATTCCTACTGGAGTGACTACACGGCAACGGTTTAGCGATACCCCCATGCAGTCGTCTGGGTCGGAATGTATCGGCATAAGCGGACACACACAGAACACCATCGACACTAATCGTCAATCCTTCCGTGACGATTGGAATGGTACGTTGCTCGTGGACGTTGCACCATAGCGGGAGAATGTTCCCGATACCCTACGATGGTTCGTCGCACTACGCTCCCCTTGCAAGATCCTCGGACTATGGGCGCTACCGGAATGAACGGGTAGCATCAACAGTCGTCGAATGATGCTCGGTTATCATGCCCACAATCGGGCGGATAGAGCAGTTCTTCAGTTGTCAAAGAAGACTAGGGGCAGCCGTCAAGCCATCCCTAGCGGGATTGTGGACTTAGTCCAGCATGGCCACAACTTGGCCGTATGCCACCTTATCGGCGTCTTTGAGGGTACGTCGGACATGGGCGGCCGCGCCGGGAATCTTAGAGTTCAGAAGGATCTGATTCGCCCAATACTCGCCATTCGGGTTTGCTACGTGTTCGACATCGACACCGGCGAAGTTGCCGCGGATGCCCTTCGCATCGCGTAACTCTTCGAGGCAGTCAGAAGCGTAGGTCCACTTCTCGGCATTGCGAGTCAGGAGTTGTTCGAGTCCCGATTTTTTGGCGTCTTTGATTGCTTCGATGGTTTGCAATACGACGGTGAGGAGGTCATTTTTGTTTGAGATAGACATTTTTGGAATCCTTCAGTGCTGGCCACGGTGGCCGATTGTGAGACGAATAAGGGAACACGCATTCCCGCAATTATTCGTCGGCATAAGCCTAGTGGATACTTGAGGATCATTCAAGTCAATTCCAAAAATTGTGGATGAATTGTGCAAATCTCTTCCAGCGTCTTTTCTGGGGGATGGGCCGATCTGGTCCGGGAGCCGGTAGAGCCAATCCTAGGGCCGATACGGCGTAGCGTATTGCGTCACTATTTGGTGTCGCAAAATGATAGAAACGCCCCACCAAACGGACGCGTGATTCGGTACTTAGCGTGTCAATATGCGACACAATCAAGATAGCGGGATTCGATCCATGAGTGACGGATTCTGGGACCGCTAGAATACGCCACGAATGGCCGGGAACGCGTCATTGTCGCAATATGTGCCATACGGTGTGACTTGCGACAATCAGCAGCGGGGCCATGGGGGTAATTTTGGTTTTGCAATTCTATATTATACCCTCTCAGATTTTTTCCCCAAAATTATTTGCAGGCTCCCCATTCGCTCAGGACTTTGATGATGGCGTTGAACCCGTTGTTTGTCATCGGGTGGTACTTGAACCCTGCAACGTCCCCAAGGACCTGCAACAAGTCTTGGAATCCCACCAAGCCATCCTCGTTAAGGTCTGAAGGACAACTGTTGTCGGGGTAGTAGTTCACCGAGTAGTACGACGGGTCGCAAGGATGACCGTTGCCACAAGCCCATCGAACCACACCACCAGACGAGAAGTAGTCGGGACCAGTGAACCTTGCAATGTGGAAACTTCCGGGCCACTTCTTGCTTCCCCAATCAACGTCAGGGTTCCATCGGATCAGGTCGCCATAGTCATTCTGTGATGGAGATGAGCAGCATTGTTCACCAACGATAGTTTCCCGGTGAGGCCAGAACTTCAACACGGGTGAATCAATCAAATCTTTGTGTTGCTGCTGCACCAATGGGTATTTGTATTGTGGAAACTGACTGCCGTACTTCTTACC